GTTTAGCGCCAGATGCAATAGTGCGATCAAAGTTTTCGGCACCAAGCGGATCAGCTTCTTGTGCTTGCTTTCTTTGATAAGCTAATGCGATAAGAGTTCCTGCAACAGCTGTAACAGGAAGCGCTGCGCTACCCGCAAACGCACGAGCACCTTGCATAACCTTTGGACCATATTTCTTAGCTAGATCAAACGCATCTTTTGCTGTTTCAGCAAGACTAGCCAAGTCTAACATAGAATCTAAGAATGATTTCTTTTCTTCTGGAGGCGGAGGCGTATCTGTTGTAGCAGCACCCTTTTCGCTTTCCTTAACTAGATTCCCAATAGTCGTGGGTTTGTCAGACGCAGGAACAGGTGTAAGCATAATAGAACGTAAGAAATCCATTCTACTTTGATTAAGTTGTTCGTTCACATCACGGAAACGTCTTGTAATATCACGATTCAGATCGCGCGTATTCTTAATCAAGTTTTCAAATGATTTCATAATGTTCTTAGAAAGATCGCGCAGTTTGTTTAGCTCTTTACCGATAATATCAATAGAGCCGATCATAGATCTGAATATGTCTTTGTTCAGGAAGTCTGACGATACTTGTTCGACATTATCGTTAGCATTAGCAGGCGATTTACCAAAGAACGCACTTACACTTGGGCGTTCAAAAGACTGTCCACCAGTAACGAGTTTAGAAATAGTCATTAGAATAACCTCAGAGCTTTACCTAGCGCAGCACCAGCTACCATCGCTAGAGGATTAAATCCACCTGGACGGCATTCACAACCGCTCGGTATGCTGCTTCCTGTTCTTACGAATCGTGTATTGTTAACTGTTTGAGTATTATTTACTATCACTTGCTGAACGCCAGTCGGAGCAGTTCCTTGCTGAATTGCGCGCTCAGCTGATGCGTTAGCAAGCGCCGCTCCTGCTACTGTTGTTGGAGCTGTGGGAGCATTTGCAACTGCTGTTCCAGGAGCCGGCTCTCCACCCGCAGGAGGAGTATAACTGCTTCCTCCAGCCAACTGAATATGTGGTGGATCGCTTGCTCCGAATGGATACGTGATACCATACTTAGCTAGAATGCCTTGGAAATCTGATCCTACGCCTGGACTAATATCAATCGCTTGTCCGCGACCATGAGCAGATCCGCGTCCAGATCCTGGAACTGTGTATGTTTGTCCCTTATAGGTGATCGTAGTTGTTTTCTCAGGAGCAGCAGGAATATGAATTCCAGGCTCTTTAAGAATACGCCCGCGAACCCATAGTTGTGCTTGATATTCGTCACCGCGATATGCTGAGTTGATACGAACAGGTTTACCATACTCTTTAGCTGCTGCAAATAATCCTTGCAATAGCTTTGGATCAACCTTTGATATGTCAACTTTTCCAGACTCGAATGTTACGTTCGCTGGCTTTTCTCCGGTCATTTGTGCAGTAGCTGCTTGATTAGCTGCGCCAGCTGCGCTTACTGCTGTTGGAGCTTCTGCTTTCGTTGGTGTGCCTGCGGCAGCTGCTTCATTAGCAGCTCCAGCTGCTGCAACTGCTGTCGTAGGAGCTCCCGTAGGTCCGTTCTGTCGTGTAACTCTACCAGTTCTAAATCCCTCAACCTTTTCCATAGCGTTCAACATAGCAACTCTTTGCTGTGCGTTCAACTGTGATAAAGGCGTAGATGCAGGAACTCCTACAGCATTTGCTACTGTGTTGACATAGTTCTGTGAGTTATTTTCATTTGGTGGAGCATAGCGATAAATGGCTTGCTGAATATTCATTCCAGCATAACCTCTTCCCTCAAACAACAGTGCTTCTTTTGCTTTACGTCCAGCATCATACGATGGGAAAATAGCAAAGCGTCCGTCACTTCCCAGAGCACCAAATCTCTTAGCGAAGTCGCCGTATTGAATATTTCCTGGATTATTATTACGCCAGTTGCGTGCGCCGTCTCGACGTTCTGTCGATCCGTCCGCAAGCTGCACGACATTATATCCAGCGCCAGCTTCTACCACTTTAACAACTTCGCCTGGAGCTGCGCCAGCTCCTGCCGTTCCTACGTCTGGAGTTGTTTTTTGTGGTGTCCCCGCTGCAATAGCTCCACCAGCACCAAAGCCTCCTCCTGATGGAGCTGCTTGCGGAGTACCTGCTGCAATAGCTCCTGGAGCACCAAATCCTTCTGTAGGAGCGCCTGGAGCACCTGGGAGTGGAGTAGCTCCAGATCTATCTACTGCTACAGATCCACCTTCTCCCTTAGCCATTGAGAAGTGCATTGTGTCTTTTGACGAGCGCCAGTTGCCGCCCCATCCAAGACCATACTTAGCAGCCATTGCTCCCACATTCGACGGCATATCCGTGACTGTGCGTCCGTCAAATAAATGCGGATTCTGTGATGGATTAATATCAATCGCTACACCAAGTGAGTGATAACTCTTTGTTCCCGTTCCTGCGATATTACGATTAGCATATCCACCGATGCTTTTAATCTTATATCCGCTGTTCTCGAGCTCGTTAACAAATCCTTGGAAATTAGCAGCATAAGGAGCAGCTACGTCAAATGCTTTTCCACCAGGAGTTTTGAGCGTAGTCATCCCTGGAGTCTTGCTTGGCGTTCCTGTTCCACCTTGTTGCTGTTGCTGCTGCGCTGGAGGAGCTCCTGCTGGAGGAGGAGCAGATGGTTGTTGTTGGAATAGACTGCCGCCAGCGGCACCCGTTGGTCCTGTACCTGTATCGGGAGCAGTGCCTTGAGTTGAGCGCTTCGTACCGTCATCTAGATTTTCAGTTTGTGGTGTAGGGATATTCTGTTTATTGTCGCCGGCAAATAACTTATACGCACCATATGCAGCTGCTGCGCCGCCAACGGCTCCAACACCAATTCCAGCGGCAACCATTCCAATATTTCTTTGTGTTCTTATCTGTCCGATACGCTCAGCACGTTCCTGAACTTTTTGTCCTTGTGCGACTTTCTGTTCATCAGACATCGCAGCAACACGCTGCTGATAACGTGATGATGTTCTTGGTTTTTTAGCTGGAGCTACTCGTTTCGTAGTAGGAGCAGAACGGGTTACTTTTCCTTTCTTACTCCCAGCAGATTTCTTAGGAAGAGTTGGTCCTTTCTTTTCGCCACTCGATTTCGTAGGAGCTTTGATGCCAGTCAGCATCTCCATAATCTTTTCTTGAAACTCGTCGTTCTGTTTTGTTAACGAGTCAAGCAGCATATTATTTTGCGTGGCGAAATTATCTAATACGTTCTGAAACTCAGTAAATGCTACAGGAACACGATTCATCATTGCATTATTCGTAGCAATCGTATTCTCTGTGACTTTACCCAGACGTTCGATACGAGTATTGACTTCGCGCTGCTGTTTTTCCGTAATAGCCTTTTCAGTCTTAGCTAGATTTGGCTTTATCTTTGTCAGATGTCCTTTGATCGCATCAGCTGTTTCGTTTTTCTGTAACAGCATCTTAGCTATGCGTTCGGGAGCTGGCTGACCATTTTCGTCAACGATAGCTCCCTCTGGATTGTAATAATACTTGGAATTGCCGATCTTAGCGGCTACGCTCTTAAGACCCTTGCGGCGTTTACGAGTTTTGATTGGCTTGACTTCAGGAGGATCAGCAGGAGTAGGAGGCTGTTGCGCTAGAGCGTCGGCTGCCGCTTTCTTAGCTTTGTCGCTACCCTTTTCCATAATGATACGAAGGATTTCTTCGTCATCTCTATCTGCCATTTACCGCCTGCGTTTTTCTTGTTCTTCCTTTAGCTTCTCAAGGTGCTCGATGAGCATTTTAACATAGATATCCCTCTCCCACGGAATCATACCATCTATGTCACTCAGCGCATATTTGTGGTGCTGCATTAACGAAAAGTTGGTTTGGTAATAATTCGCCAACGTATTATGAGAGAGGATCATTAAAAAAAATCGGACATTCCCTCTAGTGTAACCGTATCTTCTTGTCCACAACCACGGCACTTATAGCTGAACGTATGCTTGAGCTTTGGCATCGTAGAAATGAATTCCATGACGCGCATGAACTGCTCATTGTTCAGTGACTCGATAAAGTTGATCGAATCTTCAAGATTATCTGGTTCGTAAATGCTATCCTCGTCATATACTGACACGATACATTTGGCTAACATCTCAATTTCGTCAGAACCTTCAGATACCATACGAACATCGTTAATCGTAGGATAACGTAGCTCGAGCCCTAGTTTATCGTCGAGCTTGACTTTATTCGTATGCTTTTCGTCTTTCTGAACCTTGACTCGCTCAAGATTGATTTCTACAGGAGTTACCGCATCACACGCGATACCCTGATAGTTTACTCCGCCAGTATGACGATACTCCAGCTTTACGACTTCGCTAATTGACTTGGCACGAATGTTGATAAAGATATATTCCAAATCAAAATAAGGAATCTTTTCTACATTAAACGTCTCGTCAAGAACGCAAGCTGAGATAACATCTTTCACCGCGTCAATCATGTCGATCGTATCTTCAGACTGAGCAGCCATCAACAGAGCTTTTTCTTCTTTTACTAAGAACGGGCGAAACGATATACGCTCGCCAGTCGATGGAATGTCTAATGCAAATCGCGGTGCTGCTAGTTTTGGTAATGCCATAATTTACTCCATGCTGTTAACGATCAATTTTCTTTCCAGGTAATTCTTTCGTGTAATTATATTCACGAGCTTGTCGAGCTGTTTCAGCTTGTGTTGAATTTAAGAACGTGCGTTGAGCTTCAATCGCATAACGATATGTCATTTCGACTTGCAATTTGCCATATCCTTCGTCACCCCACGACATCTGAATATCGTTGACATTTGATGGATAAGCCTCGCGCAATTTAATGTTATATGTCTCGACGTATTTCCCTTCACCTTTGGTGCCTTTAACTCCATCAGTGATAGCGTGAGAATATTGAACGATATCAACTTCTCCCCATGCATCGTCATAGTATAGCGAATCAAATGGGCTATCAAAAACAGCATTATAGTTCGTGCGCGAGTGACCGATAAAGTGATCTTGCCATTTCATAAAGGCTTCGCGCTCACGCATGTCGCGCGAAAGAATAACGGTAAACGTCACTGGCTGATGCGAAAAGCGATATGGAATGCGACGAACAGGACCATGATAGTTCTGGTCTAGCGTCTGTAGTGTTCTTCCCGGTAGATTCACAGACTCGATACGAAACGCCATACCATTGCGCATCATAGGAGCTAGAATCAGAGGCGCTTTTAGAATACGAGCTTCAAAGAAACCGGTATGCGCGATACCAGACTGAGCAATTTCCGAGTTGAATGTGCTAACATTAAATGGCATTTTTAGATCCTGTTGCGGCTATCCGCATAAATGCGTGACTTATTAGCTCCCACGAATCTGTCAAGAGGTAAGAATAATGCCATTTCCCATTCTGTGGGTTCTATGTAAAAGAAACGTGATTGAACATTTGAGATTAGATATCGCTTGATACATGGCTTAAAGAAACGATAGCGCGACGCCTGCTGCAATATCTGATAGGAAATCTTAAGTCTTGTCGTTTCGTCGATTTCCTTAGTCGTCATCGTCTTATACAGCGCATCCATTAGTCGTGCGCGAAGAGGGAGTGGTAGATAATGTAGATTGATTCCGAGGAATGAACCTCCACTTGCTGCAAAACCACTAGTCTTGCTAGACGCGATAGGGAAAATAAGAGGATATCTATCATAATACGGTAATGTCTTTTTGCCCTTTGGATCATACGCGAACAGATACATGCGTCCGAGCAACGGCTTATCTGTTAGTCTCGTGTTATTGCTGCGCATCATACGCGATGGGTTTGCTGTAATAGTCTTAGCTTGCTTACGGAACCATTCGCGAGACTCACGCTTAACTGATGGCGCAACTCCCGCTTGTGAACCTCTTTGTAGAATAGTGTCGAAAACGTATGCGACCATTATAGACCCAGTTCCTTTTCCGTCAACACGACGAACTCCCAATTACGATCAGCGCAGTATTCTTTTGCTGCGTGCCACTTAGCACTATTTATTCCAAAAGTCGCTACCTCACGTAGATACTTCTTCGTAGGCTTTGAACCTTTGCCCTTGGGAGTAGGAGGAACTGATTGTGAGCGTGGTTTGATTTCAACCATCTTCGTCGTCACTTTCCCTTCTTTATCGCGCATCTTAATAACAAAATCAGGGAAATAGCGATGCCACTTACCATCAAGCGGAGACTTATAAGGAATGAATAACTCCTCAGATGCCCACTGAATGATATTGGGATTGCTGTCGATATAGTTCATGAAGCGTAGTTCCCACGATGATCTGTAAATGATCTTCGTAGGATCGCCTTTATATTTCTGTGGATTCTTTGGAACGAAACGTCCTGTATAAGGTGCCATGCTCCTTATGTAGGCTATAAATAGCTGAACGGGAAAAAGGAATACCAATGCCAGGACCAACAACAGCAGCAGGAACACCAAGACCAAACTCAGCTAGAAATCTGTCAGCACTGCGAATGACAAGAGGCGGTGCTGCGGCTGTAGCATTAGGCGCAGCAGCAGGTGTTGGTGGAACATTACTCATGGCTCTTGTAGGTGGTAACAAGATTCCAGATCCATTTACTGGAATGGAACCGCTATCATTTCCTAACGATCTAAAACAACTTGGTCATTGGGTTGAGTTCACAGCATATGAAACAAAAGGTCTAGGAACTGATCTGCTGCAAAAAGCTAATTTTGGCACAAAGATTAACGGCGGCACAATTAAACTACCGATGCCAGCTAATCTAAGCACAGATTATAATCCAGAATATACAAACGGAACGTTGGGTGCCGGCGCATCGGGCGAAGCTCTAAAAGCTGGTGATCGTGCTATCTACGGAAATAACGACGTTCCTGCATTAGCTGCTGCCGGTGGAGCAATGGCAGCTGCAGCAGCTGGTGGCGCAGCGGGAGCAGCTTCAGGTATAGCTAAGGCGTTTGGTATTGAAGTTCCTCCAGCAGTTTCTGGAGCTGTTGGCGCAACTCAAGATACAGGCGCGGCTGCTCTTAAAGTTCTAGCAGGTCTAGCACAGAACCCACATAAAGTCGTGCTGTTCACTGGCGTTAATTTCCGCGAGCATCAGTTCTCATGGCGTCTGTCGCCACGCAATCGTAATGAGTCAAACGCAATTAAATTAATCACTGATATGTTTGCGTATTATGCTCATCCTGAATATGTCGCAGGTGCTCTATTCTTCAAGTACCCAGAGTTTTTCCGTATTAAATTCCGCCACCCAGATTATCTGTTTCAGCTGCAACCATCAGTTCTTAAAGATATTCGCGTGAACTATCATGCTCAGGGATATCCAGGATATGTTCGTGATAGAGATGGCGGCGGTCCACCAGCTCCTGCTGAAGTCGAGCTTTCGTTAACATTCCAAGAAACAGAAATCATTACAAAGCAGACGCTATACGAACAGCTGTCAGTTAATCTACCTATCGAACGTAGACTTCCTGTTTCTGGCGTATTCCCAAGCACTCAGCCACCAAACACGGGACGATAAATGTTTTATTTCAGACCGTTTCCTACGACATCGTATCGTATCCCTGGGCGCAAAGATTATGTTTCTGCGCTGGATATCACGAAGCGTTTTTCTGTAGCGAACTTTATCAATAATGCTCGCGTCACGTTCGACGAGTATTATGTTCAAGACGGCGAGCGCCCAGATACTGTTGCATACGATTATTATCAAGACTATACGATGGACTGGCTTATTCTGCTGGTAAATGAAATTCAAGACCCATACTTTGAATGGGTGATGAGCTATGAGCAGTTCAACGCATATCTCAAAAAGAAATACGGCAGCGTAGAATATACCATGAGCACTGTGCACCACTACGAACAAATCATTCAGCAGCATAAAATCTTAGTTGATGGTTTTGATCAGCGAGTTTTGCCAGAGAAAACGCTAGAAGTAGACTACACAACATACGCAAGCCTAACAGCTCCAGAACGTAAATCTGTATCTATATACGAATATGAAGTAAAGAAAAATGACGATAACCGTCACATCTATTTGCTTGATCCTAATTATCTAGCTATCATCAAAGAACAGCATCCTTATATCTTTAATGCGAGTGGCAGCCTTAGATGAGTTCAACTGGTAGTATTAAGAACTGCACCGTAGCTGGGCAGGACATTAAGAATATCGTCAATACTCTTGAATACTTCGAGAGTATCTATTCTCCATGCGCATCATGTAATATCAAGGTCAATGACGCGGCTGGCTTTAATAACGGTCAGGGATTAAAGGGCGGCGAAGACGTCGAATTATCGTTTGGTGCATCTGAAGGTGATTCTATTCAGATGAAGTTCAAGACGATTAGCGTCGGTGATCGTATGCGCGTGAAGGAAAATCAAGACTTAATGATTATGACTTGCGTACCTTCGGAATTCGTAGATAATAATAAGAAAGAAATCGTTAAGGGTTATGTCGGTAAGAAAATATCTGAGATGGTCAAAGAGTGGCACGAAGAGCTGACAAAAGACTCGACGACGCTCAAAAAAGATCTAGTAACCAATGAAGAAACTGAAGGTAACGCCGCTTATCATGGCACAGGTCGTAGCCCCATTACAGCTATTCGTTGGGCTGCAAAAGAAGGTAAAGCTGCAGAAGCAAAAGCATCGAACTATGTGTTCTATCAGGATCGCGATGGATATCATTTCCGCACGGTTGATAAAATGTTATCTGACGGCGGCGAAGGCGACACGCTCACTTATTCTCATCAGAATACTGGACAGGGCGGCGATCCCAAGAAAGTGATTATCGCGTTCGATCAAGCAAAAGACTTTGATAAGATGGCTTCTTCATATAATGGTGCGTCATCAGATCACTGGTATTATTACGATCCTACGACAGGCAAGATCGACGCCACGACTAAAGGTAAGCGCGATGGTGCTGGAGATACATCACACACTGGATCAGCGCAAGTAGAACAAAAGCAAAGCGAATCAGCTCGTGGTCAACGATTTAATTTCGTAGTTGCGCCGGGACAAAGCGAAAGCAAGTTCCGTGACTCGCGCGATCCAAAGATTAAAGAGCATAAAAGATCGCTGGCTGATCATGCTGCGCAAAGCTCTGCCGCAATGCAGCTAGATAATCTTGTGATGAATATCCGTGTTCCTGGCGATACGAAATATAAACCAGGAGTGAAAGTTCGCTTAAATATTCCTGCGAATCAGGAAGAAGGTGAATTGGATAAACGATCTGGTTCATTTTTAGTCACATCAATTCGTCACGTCATATATCGCGATCAAAATGATATGAAATACGAATGTGTTCTAGAATGTAAGTCTGACTCACAGAATAAGAATTCAAGCTCAGGTGCTGGAGGTATTACATAATGGCTGATTTTGGCACAGTCATGGGGCAAGACGGGCTCAAGTGGTGGGTCGGTGTTGTCGAAGATCGTGGCACAGGTCAGTTCTCTGGTGAAAAAGACGAACTGAAGCTTGGTCGCATTAAAGTGCGTATCAAGGGGCATCACACAGACGATAAGGGAAAACTTCCTACGAAAGATCT